CGAGAAGTGGTAGTAGAGGCTGCCTATGTAAAGATGGAACATACAGTAGTGAATGCTGTGACGGAAGTTTACAGGCACAAGGTATAGGAGCTTTAGAAGGTCAGGGAGATGTTATCCTAACACAAGAGATAGTTGAACGTCAAATAGTGCGTGAAAACGGTTAAAAATGCAACAAGTTTAATTTAAATAGTTATATAACCATGAACAAAAATGTGATTGAAAAAATGTATAGCTCTACAGAGAATGTAGAACTAGCAGAAGTAAAAGTAGATTTGGCTGTTACTGATGAGGTAGCATCTGAGTTGAAATCAATTAACCAAATGTTGAAAATGGCTAATGATGCCAACAACAAAATTGTAAAAGCTGCAGAGCAGTTAAATGCTGCGTATAAAAATGTATCTCAAAATCTTAATTATTCAAAAGCTAAAACTGCAAGAATTGATTCATTGTACAAAAACTTGGATAAACTCGCTAAAGAATTAGGAGTTAATGTACAATCTACTGATGCGTTCAAAGGAATTCAAGATGCTTACCAATTTTTAGGGCAGATACAAGATGCTTTTGATAACATAAAAACGACTATTCAAACAATAGGTAAATAAATATGAAAGCAAACGAAGCAATCAAACAAATCAAAACTTTGCTAGGCTTAGAAGCTGAGGTGAAGTTAGCTCAGATGCGCTTAGAAGATGGTACAACTGTACTAGAGGCTGAATCATTTGAAGCTGGAATGGAGGTATTCATTGTAACAGAAGAGGGAAATGTTCCTTTAGAAGTAGGTGAATACACTTTAGAAGACGGTAAGATTCTTGTGGTAACAGAAATAGGAATCATTGCCGAAGTAAAAGAGGCTGAAGTTGAGGAGATGCCTGAAGAGGAAGCTCCTGTAGCTGAAGAAGCTCCTGTAGAGGAAAATATGTCTACAGAGGAACGTCAACCAAAGAAAACAATTGAGAGCATTATCAAAGAAACATTATTCTCTGAGGTAGAAGCTATCAAAAAAGAAAATGAAGAACTAAAAGCTGAACTATCTGCATTGAAGGCTGCTGCTGTTGAATTGAGCGAAACTCCAAAGCCAATCACGTACAATCCTGAGAATGAGAAGAAAGCAGAGGTTTTCAAATTTGGTTCTAAAAAACCAGCTAACTCTACTGATAGAGTTTTATCAAAAATGTATTAATATAAATTATAAATAGAAAAAAAGATGGCTACAACTTTAGACATTACAACTACTTATGCTGGAGAGAGCGCTGGTAAATATATCGGAGCTGCTTTGTTATCAGCTAACACAATTGAAAACGGAGGATTAACTGTTATTCCTAACATTAAATTCCGTCAAACAATGAAACGATTCGATTCTAATTCATTGGTTGCAAATGCTACTTGTGACTTTTCAGCTACAGGTGACATTACATTAACTGAGCGTACACTTGAGCCAAAAGAATTACAAGTTAACGCATTGCTTTGCAAGAAAGATTTCCGTTCAGATTGGGATGCTGTATCTATGGGTTACTCTGCATTTGATGTACTACCTAAATCTTTTCAAGATTTCCTTATTGCACGTATGCTCGGACAAGTTGCTGAAGCTACTGAGAATTCAATTTGGGGAGGTGATAGCGGTAACGCTGGTGAGTTTGATGGTATCCTTTCTTTAGCTTTGGCTGAAGCTGGTACAGGAATTCCTGTAGGACAATCTATCGTAGGTACTACTATTGATGCTACAAATGTTATCGATGAGTTAGGAAAGGTAGTAGATGCTATTCCAGCTGCTTTGTACGGTAAAGAAGGTTTGAAAATCTATGTTCCACAAAACGTAGCACGTGCTTATGTTCGTGCTTTAGGTGGATTTGCTGCTGCTGGAGTTGGTGCTGCTGGTACAAACGCACAAGGTACGCAATGGTACGGAATGGGGTCAGGTTTGTCTTTTGACGGAGTTGCTCTTTTCGTTGCTAATGGTTTGACATCAAACAACATCATTGCTACTACATCTGATAACTTATTTTTCGGAACAGGTATCTTGAATGACTCTAACGAAGTTAAAATCATCGACATGGCAATGATTGACGGTTCACAAAACGTTCGTTTCGTTATGCGATATACTGCTGCGACTCAAATCGGAATCTTAGAAGATGTTGTTGTTTACTCTCCATCTATATAATAATTAATTAACCATAAAAGAGGGATGGGTAGTATTCCTATCCCTTTTTTTATAAAAAAAAATAAATATGGCTTGTGATATTTCAAACGGTCGTTTAGAGGCTTGTAAAGATACAGTATCAGGACTAGATGCTATCTATTTTATTAACTACGGTATTAACTATCCTACAGATGTTACAATTGATGTAGATGGAGTTATTACTGCTGTAAATGGGGTTACAGATTTGTACAAGTGGGAGCTTAAAGGAGCTAACTCATTTGAGCAAACAATCCAAACATCTAGGGATAATGGTACTACTTACTTTGAACAGGCAGTAGTGGCACAGTTTAAATCTCTTCAAATTGATACACACAAAACAGTTAAATTGTTAGCTTACGGTAGACCACACATCGTTGTACGTACAAGAGCATTACAATTTTTCTTAGTAGGTCTTGAAAGAGGAGCAGATGTAACTGCTGGTACTATCTCTTCAGGTACAGCTATGGGTGATTTCAACGGATATAACTTAACGTTTACTGCAATGGAGAACACACCAGCTCCATTCATTGACTGTTCAGATGAGACTACATTAGCTGCGGTATTTGACGGAGCAAACATTGTAACGGTATAATAAAAACGGTTCGCAAATGATAAAAAAGGGAGTAGCTATTAGCGCTCCCTTTTTTATTTTAAAACAATTAGCTTATTCATAGTTATATAAGTATGATTATTTGGAATGCTCAAGCTGGTATTAAAACGATTTCTATAGTTACAGAATTGAACTATAACATCAATAAATGCTATTTGAGAGATGATAGCGCTAACATAGAGGTACTTTTCGACATAGACGATATACAGGAGGCTGAATGGTTTGTAAATGTCTTAATTGACGTTACAGAGGATTTGCTAGATAAGCGAGTATATGACCTTAGACTACAGGAAGATGATGTAATAGTGTACAAAGATAGAGTATTCGTAACTGACCAATCTCCTGAGGAGTTTAGCGTTAATGTAGCGCCAAATGATACACCATTATACAAACCACATTCCAGCACGAATGAATATATAACGTATGGATAATAAAAAAAATAATGTACGAATAATTGAGCTTTCAAAGTACGAAACTCCACAAATCTCTGAATCTAAAAGAGAGGATTGGGTTAACTACGGAGAAGACAATAATTACTTTCAATATCTCATAGATAGATATACTTATTCACCTACGAATAATGCCATTATAAACAACATTATTAGGCTTATCTATGGTAGAGGATTAAAGGCAGCAGATGCATCTCGTAAACCAGCTGAATATGCTCAGTTTATGACCATGATACATTCAGATGATGTTCGTAAGCAAATCATGGATGCAAAGATGCTAGGGCAGTTTGCAATGCAAGTACATTATACTAAAGACCATTCCAAAATTCAGAAAGTATATCACATTCCTGTACATCTGTTAAGACCTGAGAAATGTAATAAAGATGGAGAAATAGAGGCTTATTATTATTCTGATAATTGGGATGATATTAAAGCATTCCCTCCTCAAAGAATTCCAGCTTTTGGATACTCAAAAGAAGCTATAGAGATACTTTATATTAGACCTTATACCGTAGGAATGAAGTATTTTGCTTTGGTAGATTATCAAGGAGCTTTACCGTATACTGTTCTAGAACAAGAGATATCTGATTATTTGATTAATGAGGTACAGAACGGTTTTTCTGGGACCAAAATAATTAATTTCAACAATTCCATTCCACCTGAGGAGGAGATGGATGAGATAGAGCGTAAAGTAACTAACAAGCTCACAGGGTCAAAAGGAAAGAGAGTTATCGTATCGTTTAATCATTCAGAAGCTGAGAAAACTACAGTAGATGATATTCCGCTTAATGATGCTCCTCAACACTACGAATACTTATCAGATGAATGTCAAAGAAAAATAATGTTAGGTCATAACGTTACATCTCCTCTTATCTTTGGTTTATCTACAACTACAGGATTCAGCTCTAATGCTGATGAACTACAGAATTCATTTGTACTTTACTACAACATGGTGATTAAGCCTTACCAAGACTTAATTATTGAGGCAATTGACAAAGTTTTAGCGTATAATGGAATCACTTTAAAGCTGTATTTTGAGACTTTAAAGCCATTAGAGTTTACTGACCCATCAGGAAAAGTAGAAGAGCCTACAACAGAGCTGAGCGCTATGGATAACGAAATAGCTACAGCATTAATTAGTTTAGGTGAAGAGCCTAATAAAGAATGGCTATTAATAGATGAAGCTCCTGTAGACTATGAAAACGATGAACTAGAAAACGAACT